CACCTAGGCGTTGCATCTCCATCTCGGCAGATACTTCCTCAACCGCCTCACCCTGAGCGATCAACAGTTCCCATGCCTCATTGAATGAGGACTGATTCATGTTGGTCTTCTCGGCAAAGCCTTTTAGCGCGTCCATTAGTTCGTCGCCTTGCTCCACTCCCTCCGGCATTGCGTAGCCATCTTTGGGTGCGCCAGTAAAGCCGCCAAACTTCTTCTCTAATTCTGTGTATGCCTTGGCTTGGTCAGCCACGGACTTGTATTTCTCAGCCTTGTACCACTCAGGCGTGTCACCAGTGCCCTTGATTCCTTCCGTTAAGAAGTATTCACCTTCTGAGAGGGTGGGTTCTGCTGCATCAACGAGTGATGTGGGTTCATTGCTTTCAAGGGTGTCGTTTTCAACGGCCTCTGACATTCTTATCTCCAAGGATAGTTAATAACAGCCCGCTTGGGGCTTACAGGTTGGTGCTTGAGAAGGATCTGTACCAGTCTCCGCTCACCGTTTAACAGTGCGAGATCGTTTACGTCTATCCAATCAACGTGTTGACCAGACTTACAGCAACGAAACGCCCTGAATTTGTGTACATACTCGAACTTATCAATTCCATATTGGGCTCCGACCTTCTGCAGCCAGCCCATATCGAACTTGATCTTCTTCAGGTAGTCGGTTTCAGCGCATACCACCTCGATCTTGCTCTTGGTTGCCCGCTTCTTGGGCGTTACTTCTTCCAGTTCTTCGACTTCTTCCACTTCGCTCATACTTTCTCCGCTTGTTGGATGTAGTGGACGATCATCCTAATGACCCCCGCCTCACCGTTGTGATACGCAGCCTCGTACTCTACGTTCCGCGCGCCAAGGTCAGTGGAGTTGTCTAACAGGAACTTCCTAGTCAGATCCTCCACCACCTTTTGCCCGTCTTCAGTAGCAAAGCACCGGCTGTACGCCTTCGTTAACTCGGAGAAACGCTCTCTGGCCTCCGCAGCGGCCTTGTGAGCGTCCTCATTGCTACCCTCTATGCTTTCCCAAGTCATTCAACCGCCTGCAACTGGGGCTGCTGTGGGGGCATCTGGGCCTGTTGTTGAGCCATTTCCTGCTGCGCTCCGGCTTCAATAGCCTGTTGCTTCTCCGTATCGCTGCGAACTAGCTCGGATGACATGCCGGTCTTCTCAGCAACGTAACTTCCGAAGTCCTCGATCTTGAATGATGTAGCAATCAGGTCAGGCCCAGCGTTAGCAGCGACGAACTGCACCGCTTGTTGGAGTGACAACAGGTCTTCACCATCCTGAGCGCGGGCGAGGGGGGATGTGAACTTCACTTCCACGTCTTTACCGTCCAACTCAATCGGCATAATCAGACCGCGACGGGTCAGGATCGACACCACCCTCTTGAGGATAGGTATCAGAACCTCAGTTTGTAGCCGTCCGAATGCAGAACCGATGCGCTTCGCCAACTCTCGACTCTCAATAGCGATCTCGGTAGCGGTACGGACAGGCCCAGCAGGGTCTCTCAGGTCGTTAAACAGCGCCAACTTGATAGCGTTCTGCAGTTCGGTGATCTCAAACTGTGCAAGTCCGAGGTTCGTTCCTGTGTCCAGACGCATGATCGACGGGTTGCTGGTGTTGTTCGACCCAACAGGGATGACAACGCCCGGCGCTATGGTCAGATTGTACGGGTTGGTTACACCATCATCGGTGGCTGTGTACATGCCAGCCAAGTCAATAGCCGCCTTCTGCAGCACGAACTCTTTGGCCTTGTTCAGACTGCGCACATCGGGCAGACATTGCATTGCAGGCCCCCGACCACGCACCTCACCGGCTACCTTTGTGTAGCGACCAGTGACCCACGGCGATGTCTCACCGAAGTCTTCGATCCATGAGAAGCGATCTTCGTCGTTCACCCACAGACAGCCATAGTACCGCTTCGCTTTCGGCTCGAATACCACACCCTCACACACTTTGAGGTCAGCATCGGGGGAGTTCTCGATGATTGCGCGTACAGTCTGCGACACTTCAACGCCACGCCACATTCGCTCAAGCAAACGAGCCTTCACGCTGAACCTACGCCAGTGCGTCTCGATGTTGCCGAATGGCCCTTCTTCAAACGCGATACCCTTTTGAGGGATACAGTGGAAGACGATAGGGTTCATGTCATCGTCAGTCTCATCGATGCGAAGCGTAGCCGTGCCAATCAACAGATCGAGCGCAGCCTCATAGAACTGCGTGCCAAAGTTACTGCGGTTGATGTAGTCAAAGACTATAGCGCCCTGCTTGTCGAGGTTCTCGCGCACCTGTTGCTCAGTGACGCCCACGTCACCTTGTTCGAGTAGCTCCAAGACCTCGTTGCTGGGCTGGAATGCGGCCCATCGTGCTTGGATCGGTGCAATGTTTTCCTGCAGCTTACTAGCGGCCTGTTGAATGGCGGTGAGAGAGGTTGAATCAAAGATACGATCCATCTTCTTCTGACCGGTGTTCTGCGTCTCGAACAGGTTGCGCTGCGGAAGGAAGTACTCATACACGTCGGACATCTGGTCATGCCACATGCCCTCGGTGTCGAATGCCCGCTTCTCTCTGCGCTTCATGTCCTTGACTGAGCCAAGGTACTTGGGCGACTTCATGCGATGCCCCTCACGTTGATGCCGCTCAGGATGCTAGCGCGTTGTGCTGCAGATGGCATTGATGCCCTACCTGTTGAGGCCTTCCCTCTACCCATGCCCGAAGCCGCAGCCTTACGACTTCCCGGTGCCCCTGCTAGCAGTGAACGAGTGCCAAGCTGCCCACGTCGTTGTGCCCGCAAGCGTCCCTCTTGTTCCTCAATCTCTTCGTCTAACGCTTTCTCCTGACGTGCAGCCAGTGCTACCTCTCTCGCCTGTGGCTCAGGCTTCTTTGGTCTTAGTGCGCCCATAAATCACCTCGTTAAGTGTTTGTACAATTGATACGGCGTAAGGATGAACGGATTTCGTATTCCTATCGCCTGTTTGATGTGCCCGACACAGGTGTTGAGCATAAATAAACTTCTCTGATTATCCCTTACCTTGGCTTTGGCCACGATCACATTCCCTTCCGATGCGCTGAACTCATCCAGCGTCATCAGATCGAGTCCCTCCGATGTCTTGCCATACACAATCCACCGGCCTGCGTCAGCCTTCAACAGATAGCAATGCTGATAGAGTGGGTGCAGGAACCGACACCACCAGTGCTCGCGTGCTGCTGTGAACACCGCGTACACGTTATCCGAAGACATTGAAGTCTACCTTGGCCGTCTGTGGTGCTCGTTGGATGTGTGCCGGTGATAGGCTCTCTCTCCATCCGAGGGCGAGGGTTTGTAGTGCATCTGCGCCATGCGATGCCCAATCGTGTACTGGGTTGTCCCTGAATCGACCGGCCTTTTCGTCCCACTCCCGCCGATATGATGCGACACAGTTGTAACCTTGCTCCGCCCTTTCGTCATCAATCCAGAACCTAGGGAACATGCGACGCACAGCCTGTATGCCCTCAGCCTTCACCCGCGGACGTTGTACAGTGCGGAACGATATGCCCATCTGTCTGGCTGTTTCCTTGCGTGAGCGCCCCGATGTTAGCTCTCTGACCTCGATATCGTGCGGCGCCAAGTGTGTGCCCATCATCACGCCATTCGTGTTGGCCCATTGATTCAGGTATTGGATGTAATGCTCCATACCTTTTCCGCTGGCCTCATGATAGTGGACTAGCCGGATCTCTTTGCCCACCGACTGAAAGAACCATATCGACATTGCGTCAGCAATCCCTAGATCCCATGCAGTATGAACAGGTAGAGAGGGTTCTATCGGTAGCCTTCCGATGCGTCCCTGATCCTTGGCTGCGCTGATCTGGTCTGCGTAGTACGACCCTGCTATCTGTGACTCGAACGATCCGTAAAACTCTTGCTGGATCAGAGCCTCTTCCATGCCCTCCGCCCGCTCTTGGTCGATGATCTCATGCGATATGATCGGTGACCCATCCTCTCTCTTGGTGTCGTTTACCGTGAGGTTCTCGCAATACCAATCGTCAGACTTGCGAGCCATGTTGTACAGCGACCACCCATGATTCTTGCCTCGTGGTGTGTAGATGAACGAAGCCCACCCGTCGTTTTCCGCAAGGATCGGTCTGATATATGCCCACGCATTGGGATCACACAGACTCCACTCGCTGAACACCACCCCCACTGGGTTACTACCTACCAAAGAGTCGTAGTTATCTGAACCCGCTAGCTGCCATGTGCT